GTCCACAATGCCCTTGATACGTGCCATCGAGACAGCACCAGACTGCGTGTCCCAGCACCACACCTGATGGCTTGATGTGGTCACTATGCGGCCACCACACATCGACGTCGTGTCAGCCTGGCCAGCGTCAGTGTGACGAACGACGATGTATGGGACTTGTGGCTGCCGAAGACTAATCGGGTCCTTCTCAGGAGCCAAGTACAAATAGATACCTTGCTGATACGATGGCGATCTGTTATCGACGGCCAGCAGTCCCTGGAGCGTTGCATCAGCTGTGAGCGTGTCATAGATCCATTCATCGACGACTAAGGATTCAACCATTGAAGTACTTCCTCACTACGCCAGTAAACACCGACCATGCCTTCGTGCTGGCAGGTATCGCGAACGGTCTATTCTTCTGGAACTCGAGTATCTTGCCATAAGGCGCCGCGATACTGATGATGTACTCGTAGTCGTTTACTTTGCCGATAGTGATGTGTGTCCGAAGGAATGTCGTGCGAACAGCTGGTGCTTCTCCTGGCGCAGATGCTTGATAAATCGTTCTGCCGACTTTGTATCTTCGTCCTGACTTAGGGCCAGTCATCAGTGCGATCATGCCAGTAAAAGCAGCACTCACCGCCTTCTGCAAAAAAACAGATAGCATGCGAAAACGCTTCTCCGCGTCGTCAAAGCCTGATAGGTCAACCTTGACGGTCACGGTGCTAGGACCTCGATGAGTAGTGGCCCGAAGCGGCGCACGGTAGTCGACACGGTGAAGGACAAAGTCAGGCGCACGACAGCTGCTGTCGGGTATGCGGCAGGGTTCAGGACCGTCACAATGCCCTGTGAGGAGAGAGACTTCGTGAGCGTGGCGCTTCCTCCGCCAAAGCTATACGCGACGCCTGTGGCGGCTGTCGTGTATGTCGCCGCGAGAGTGCCTGTCGTGATGTCAATCGGTGAGCCGTTGTCATCGACCAAGCGCAAAACGTACGTGTGCCAGTCTCCGGTCCAGGCCGCGATCTGCGTGACCTGTTCGGGATCTTCGGTTATCTGAAGGATGTTCACACTCATACTGGCCTCACATAAAGTCGAAGTGGTCCAAAGATCTGCGTGTCGGTCGCGCCTGTTGTCCTGGTCACAGTCACAGTGTACGTGCCAGATGTGTTCGTGACCGTAGTTGTCAGACCGAATGACAGGCGCCCATTGTCCGCATACGTGGCTGTTCCACTGTAGGTGGCCACGAGTGTCCCCGCTGAACTGTACACCTTCGCTGTGACGGTCGCGGAAGTGATGTCGATGCCTGTGCCATTCGCGTCAGTGACCTGGACATCGATGCTCGTGGCAGTGCCTACATTTACATCAAGCGGCTGATCTGCTCCAAGGCCATCAGCCAGGAGTTGATAAGGTCCGATGTGTACGCTGGTCGCAGCTGACACAGGCGTCAACAGCTCCGCGCTGATGTAGTCCGTGCCATTGTGAAGTAGCGCGCCAGAGAGCTCGGAAGCAGCTGCTGTCGAATCGACAATCGCGTGGACGTTAGCCTGTATGTGATTTGATGTCCCGACATCCGCAGGCCGATTGTCGACCGTTGTCTTTAGTGTTCGTGCTCCAAACGTGCTTGCTGTTGTGTGCGAGGTGTACGGCTCATCCCATACCGCTGCGGCTGTCTGCGCTGCCGTCAAGCCACCACTGCTTAGTTTGATTGTCATTACCGCACCGTTAGTACCAGACGCACCACGGACAACTACCGTAATATCGTCAGCACCAGCCGCCAATGCAGCATCAGGTAGGTCAAGCCTATAGACTCCCGGCATGTTGGTAGCATCTACCTCAGCAAAACCACCAGATGTCCACGCCTGAGCGATGGTGCGGGCTACTAGAGGGATAGAAACAGATGCAGTCCTTGTGCGGTTGTAGCGAGCTGAGAGACCGCTTGTGGAGGCTGTTAGCCCAGTAGCACCTAGATACAGTTCAATGCTTTGTGATGTGCTTCCGGGAGCGATTGTGATTGTGGAGGCGTTGCGCTCGGTTGGGTAGTAGTAACTCGTATTACTCAACTGTATTGATGTCAAGGCTCCAGCATCCGGATCACTTCCACCGTTGAACCAAGTAGAACCAAAGAGGTCGGTAGTCAATGCCCCGGTCGGGTCACCGAATCCAATGTTTAGGGATGCAGGTAATGCGCTAAACCACGTTTGTTTTGCTGACAATCCAAACAGTTGAGACATTCCAATATCAACCATCAAAGGCCCGGCAGTTACTGTATTTGCTCCAGTTGCAACACCGCTTACGTTAGCCGTACATCCAATGATTCGATTGTAGTCTTGTATATTTGTTGTCGTTCCACGTCCATTAATACCGGTTCCGCAGTTAGTGATAATGCAGTTTCGTACGTTTGTTGGATAGGTGACATTTCCACAGTCAAACGATATCCCTTGCACTGCGGACTGAATATAGCAGTTATAGATGTTTATTCCACCGGCAAGATTTGCCGCTCCAGTGGTTCGAGTAAAAAATATTGCAGGTGTGCTTGCGGTCACAGGTGATGCTCCAATAAATGCACAATCTTGTATTGTGTAACCTAGAGACCAATCAGATGTATGGTTACCGCCAACCTCCGCATATAATCCAGTTCCACCAGTCATAAAAATACATCGTCTAACTGTGTTGTTTACAGTTACACCAGTAGCAGAACTGGATTGTATTCCACGCGTAGCCGTCAAACTTGACCCCACAAAAGCGCAGTTTTCAACAACCATATTATTTGATGTACCTGTATTTAACATGACAGCAGAGCCATCAAAATACAAGTAACTAAAGTTTAGATAGTTTTTACTTCCGGTACTCATCACAGTCCCAGAACCCGCAACCGTATCAAGTGTCAAGTAGTTTGTAAGGCGCACAAGACCTTGTGACACGCCAGTAAACTGTGCGGCTGTGGTATCCCCGATGACGTAAGTGGCGGCAGTGTATGTACCTGCAATAACAATGTTTTCTCGATACACGCCGGGGGCGATATAGACAGTGTCACCGGAGCCAATCCCGGTGGCTCCTAACGCTTTTTGAACTGTTTTCCAAGCGAGAGCGGTTGTGGAGCCTAGTCCAGTATTCGCATCGTTGCCGTCATTCCTGACGTAATAAATAGCCATTATTCAGATGTTCCCGCTACGATTTCCTGCGCCATAACAACGGCGAACTGGTTGCTGTAGTTCTGTTGAAACTGCACATCCTGCGTGACCCACCAACCGAAAACGCTTGTACCATTAGGCCCAAACGTTGCAAGAATATTCCCAGAATCGTCGGTGATATCACCAAAGACAATCCAATCACCGGGGCTGTTCGGATTAGGTTCTAGCCGGTAGTTTTGCAGGTTCATTTGCCCACCTTCAGCGCGTTCATCTGCGTCCCGCTAAACGGCATCGTCAAGAACGCCAGCACACTAGACACCACAGCGGAGACACCCGCCGCTACCGCCTTGCTTCCGTAGAGTGCAAGCACTGCGCCGAGCTCGCTCAGGTCGTGTGCTTCGCTTGTTCTGACCCCATCGCCAAAGACCGAGGTGAATGTAGCTGTAAAAGCCACGATCACAACGACCACGAGTCTTTTGATTGATATAGAGTTCATCTGTTTATGATTGCCTCCAAAGCGGACACTTTGTTTTCTAACTTGCCAAGTCGTTGCTCGATGCGGCGCACTTCCTGCTGCTGGCCATCAAGCGTTGTGATTATGTATGCGACCTGAGTCTCCAGGCGCGTCAGCCTGACCATCAGTGCGACCCAAGCGGCACCAATACTAACTGTCGTAATAAACGCTTGGATACCGATCTGGACCCACATCTCTGGACTCATAGACTCACCCCATCAATAACTTCACCTTTATCATGGTGCGATGGAGTCGAAGCTTGCACCACGCAGTGGATACACTTAACCGTTTGTCCTTGCGCGGAGTCCGATGGTTTGACTGACTGCGTCCGTGTGACCGTAGTCACTGCCGATGACCTCGTAGTATGGCGCCAAGTTCTGAGGATTCCCGCTGGTGTATATCCTGTCATCGGCCTTGACCTCGATGTCAGGTGAGCATGTGAGCGTCCATGTACCAGACTGCTCGATCATGCCGCCGACGATGCCCTCGGTATCGCCAGTGTTACTGATGGTGCCACGAATCTCAGCGACCTGTATCCAGTGCTGTGCCACGCCACCGATGCCATCCGCTTGATTGACGGTCCGCCAGATCGCGACACGGTCAGCGTACGAATACGCCTGGATCGCGTTCTTGAGCGCGTTGCTGTAAGCTGCTGGAATCATACAAACACCATTGGTGAGAAGCGCTTCGCCTGGTCGAGACAATGCTCGCGGAGCACGGCCATCTTAGCGTCGACCTGACCGTCCTTGACATCGATGAGGTGCGTGATGCTGGACGCTTTGCGAATCCAGCCCTGTCGCGCAGATGTCCTGATGTCATAGCGCTCAACGTTCGCCGGACCGATGTCCTGCCACAAGAGGTCACCACTGCCATCATTGACCGAATAGCCGGTTGTCCTTGTGTATTGCGGGAACTGTGGCTCAGTAGCGCCTGATGTCCCTGCGATAACGCACTGGTAGAGTCTGCCATTCGCGACGGTTGGGATAACAATGTCGCCAACCACGAAGGCTGTCGACGCGATCCAGAGACCCCAGCGAGCGTGATCGTCCACGAGCTGCTGTAGTGCGGTGCTGTCCAGGAACGGATACTGGTCGGATGCTGTCATCCATGCGAGTCGGTCGAGTGCTTGAGTTCTTGTGAGTGGCATGTGTACATCCTAAAAACAAAAAGGGAACGGGATAACCCGCTCCC